TGTCAACATAAACTATATTTCCAGAATACTTTTTGACCTCTGGATTTGATACACCGTCAGTAAAAGTTTGTCCGAGGTAATATGTCTTATTATTTATTGTAGTCGAGACACCCGTAAATTCAGTGTGAATTCCTAAAGTTACGCTACCACCAACAATGTTTATAGATCCACCGCTACTTAGAGTAGATGTAAATCTATTCATATTAAATCCATAAGTTGGAGTAGTATTTCTACTTCCATCAGTGTTGAAACCAGCAGTAGTCTTATCTTGCCAGTACTTAAGAACACCAGTAGCAGCATCATAAGAAATTACACGACCTACTGCAGTAGATCCAAGACCAACCGTTTGTCTAATCTCAGCATCAGCAGTAAAAGTTGCAGTAGTAGAACCAGCACCAGTAAGTTTCAATGCATAAACAGCACTTGCCTTAGATGCAGAAAGAAGAGTAGCTGAATTGTATTGCTCTGGATTTTCTACAATACCAACTCTTGCAATTTGATTTCCAGTGATAAAATCGGGATTCTGGTTGTCATTTTCAATTCTCGAATAAACAAGAACGTTATATGCACCAAGTTCTCTATAGATATCTGCTCCGTGACCACCTTGTGGAGGAATAATTACATCAAAAGTTGGTCTTGTGGTTCCAGTGGGAACACTACCAGATTCTAAATCAACACTTCCAAAAGTATATCCAGAACCACCCTTAGAAATAGTAATAGATTCTACTTTAGACTCATTATTAACAACAATAGTTGCTTCCGCACCGTTTCCATCTCCTTTAATTGGAACCTGAGTATAAGTTCTATTTGCAGTTCCTACACCAGCACCACGACCAGTAATAGTTACAATTTTTAACTGTCCACTTGTTGCAGCATTGTTTCTAACAGAGGCATCATCACTATTTGTTTCCCAATCTCTTGGAACTGGCATAAAGTTTGTTGAATCGAACTTTATAATATCACTTGGTTTGATTGTATAAAGATATTTCCAGATATAACCGTCGCCACTACTTCCAGCGGTTCTTGGTTCTAAATCAGTAAAAGTTGGTTGATCTAAAGAAGGTCTTCCAGTAGGATTATCTGGATCTGTGCCGTTATGAAGACAAATATATACTTTAAAGTCTTCGTTAACGACATAATAGTTGGCATTATATAAACTAGTCGCTCCAGATGGTTTAGATGTATTAGTCCTACTAATATCGTGACGATACATATCGTAGGTCGTTCCTGAAGACCAAGTATTTTTCTTTACAACCTGTTTTACATCACCATCATTAATTTTTTTCAAAGCAATCATTGTATCCCAATAATCAGTTTCTTGTTCAAAACTGTCCTTGGGTGCGGGTGGATTTTCATCCCATGTTGAACTATAATCAGTCGCATTAGGAAGACCAACGAATGCATAAAAAGAATTTGCATCTGAGGTAGCCGCAGATACAAAACTCTTGGCATTCAAGATTCTAAGTTGATCAGTTATAATAGCAGACATTTTGCGTTTTTTATTTATTTATAGGGGATACTCAAAGAACAATAATCAGATAGTGTAACTATCATACTTAAGTGGGTTGGAACGAATGACACTTGCTGAAGTGTTTATTCCACTAAAACCATAGAAACTATATTCTTCTGGATTAGCACCTCTTATCAGATTGGACAGTTTGCCCCAACTATATTCACCAAAGAACTGACTATGACCAAGACCAGTTAATCCGTTGAAGTCTGATACACTTACAGTTACTTTTGCAACATAAGTGGTTCCATAACCAACTGCATTTGTTTGAGCGATAGAGACTGCTGCCACTTCGTATACATTATCTAAGAACTCAGTGCCTATACCAAGAACCGTTCCATCGCCATACAGAGAGGTGACTCCGTTACCAATATTTGACTGTCTAACAATAAAGTAGTCTCCTGTAGAAATACCACTAACAGTAACAGCAGTTCCTACAAGATTAGTGTCTCTCAAGAACGAATCTTGTGGAATATACAGATCAAATACAATTCCTGTAGAAGCAACACCAACTGAAGTTGTGTTAACTCCAGAAACGACACCAAAATCGCCAGAATATACAACACTAGTTATTGTTTCTTCTTTCACTACAGGTTGTGATATAAGAACAACAGGTGGAGTGGAAGAAGTATATCCAGTTCCAGGAGAAGTGACTGTTATTGAAGTAACAGTTCCACCAACAGAAATAGTTGCTGTTGCTTCTGCTCTTTGAGTCGTTCCTAAACCAACAGGATTTGCAATAGTAACCGATGGTGCTGACGTGTAACCAATACCAGGGTTATCTATAACAATAGATGAGATAGTTCCCAATCCAGAAACAACAGCAGTTGCTGATGCACCAACCAAAGTATCTTGAGAAACTATTCTTACCTTATTCTTATAGTTAGAAACAGTGACTTCATTCTCATTATCAAAGAAAGTTTTAACACTTTCTACATAAATCGTTGTTGAACCAACACCAACAGGTTGAATAATATTAGAAGTTGGTTGAATTTTAGGTTCATAGATATCTCTATTCTTTCCAACTTCCTTACCGTTAATAAAGATGTCCTCAGTTTGACGACACCAGACTACACCTCTTTCAAAACTTTCATTTTTAGTGATTCCTGGACCAGCATATGGATTTGTATTTGCAATATCAACAGAAATAACATCCTTAACAAGTCTTGGATTTTCTTCTAAGTAAATATTTTCATCATAAAGTTTCAGAGTATCACCTTCAGTAACAGTTTCTAAAACATCTACTTCAGCAACGTCAATATCACCAGTTCCCTTGTAGAACATAATCTTGCAAGTATCGCCGATCTTTGGCGCTTCCGTGAAAGTAATTAAACTTCCACCATTGAAGATATATCCTTGATCAGGAACTTGAAGAATATCATTCAAGAATACTAACAAATTCGCCTTAACTTCAATTAAAGAACCACGTCTTGCTAAAATAGATTTATCAAAACCGTTGACCTTCAATGGGAATCTAGTTCTAATTCCGTCGAAGAGATTTTCAATCTTATCAATAACTTCAAGATCTCCGAAAGTCCAAGCACTGAATTTATCAGTCTGAACACTGTCAATATCAATTTGAAACTCTTCAAATGTATATGAAGTATTTGTTGGAATACCAGAAGTTCCACCTATGGCAACTGTAAGTGTTTGTCCTTGTCCGTAACCATATCCTGTGTTTCTAATTTCAAAGTCAATTACGCTAGAACCTTGTCCAACAACAATATCAACTGTTGCTTGAGTGCCAATTCCTGTTGAAGAGGAACTATAAATCAAAGGAACATTAGAATAAGACAGAGGATCGTCAAAGATTACAACTGGTGCATTTGTTGCAGTATATCCTGCTCCAGGATTAGTAATAGCAACACTAACAATGTGCCCACCACTGATAGCAGCAGTACCAATAAATTCAATATTAGGAGTTCCAGTGCTAGATGTTGCAACACCAACGTTGACTACTGTTTGAATTCCTGCTCTATAACCAGAACCACTATTTCCAATACTAATAGAGGAAATAGTTCCAAGACCTGAAATAACTGCGGTTCCGCCAGCAGCAACCAGTGGTTGATATCCAAGTCCTGCAGAAGAACCAACCGAAACTATGACACCACCAGAAGGTAAGTTTGAAGTATTGATATCATAAAGTGCTGATGTACCAGTACCAGTGAATTGAACACTAGTTATACCAACAGTTTCGTGGAAAACAACATCACCAGTAACAGAGACAAATTCAGATTTTCTCTGAGGTTCTTGTAAGATTTCATTTACAAGAACCACTGCACTGTTGATTCCAGTAATATTTTGTCCATTTACTTGCAGCAAGAAACTACTTTGAAATCCAGTAAAGGACTGAGAAACATCATCAAACACATAGTTTTTAGCATAAGAATCTGTTGTTGTTCCAACAGTTCCAGATCTCATAAAAGTTCTACCACTAAAAGTAGAGTGAGTAGTAATTCCACTAAAATCTCTAGAATCTGGCGGGTTAGTTGTGGAACCTATTGGATTTGGACCATATGGTGCAGTAATAAAGTTAATTGCATTATCAACAATATTGTAGTTGCCTTCAACTTTAGTTACTAGGTCACTTGCTGCGTGAGATGTAAGAGAAGTGCCCATCCAATTTCTTCTAACACGAAGTTTATTTGGCAAAGTACCAATTCCTACAGTATCGACTCTTATAATTTCATCGTTAATCTTAAGAAGATCTCCACCAGATATAGAAGTAATACCACTAAGGACTAGAGTGTCATCAGTGGTTAATACTTGCTGAGTGATTGTGGTTGTTACTGCTGTAGAAACAATAGGAGACTGAATATTATTGTCAATAGAGAATAAACCTCTTGCATTTTGATTTGATGAAACAAATCTATGGGAAGTTCCAATACCAACGCTAGTAATATCAAGAGTTACTGGACTTGCTTTGAGAGCATCTTCTGCACTTG